CCAGCAACATGGCATTAAGGGCGACTTGCGCCATGCCGGATATATAGATTCATGGTTGAAGTGCTTGAAAGCAGATAGCAGAGCAATATTTAAAGCCTCTGCTTTAGCACAGCAAGCAAGCGATTTTCTACTGGCTTGTGGCACTGATAAGCAGGTTTTAATCGAGGATGAATTATTAGCAGCATAAACAAAGTAGGGGGATTTTCCCCTGCTTTCCTACACTTTAGGGGATTAGACAATGTTTGAAACTGTAAACGACAAAATAATCAGGTTACCTATTCCAGCAACGTCAATGATTAGAAAACCTATGAAACATCATGAATTAGGGCTTTCTTGGACTGCTACGGGCTACGGAGCAAAGATTCCAACTAGATACATGGTACGAACTATTGATTCTAAATGGCGCAGAGTTTATTGCGCTATTTATTCTAACAATGGCACTTTGTACGTTATGCATGGCAAAAATAAAACAATTGTTAATTTACCATTTATTGATTAAAGGGCTAACCATGAAAACAATGAAAACAAGGCAACCATTAAACGTAGGGAAAAAACATAAGGTATTCACTGATTTTGGTACGTACTATATTTTTCTAAGTAATGGCATTCAGCAACAATTCACAATAGGAAACATTACTTTTAACGCTATCGGCGGTTATGCAAGCAATGGTTTTAGACCAGATAAACCTATACCGGAAAGTTGGATTGTTGATCTAAGTAAACCATTAAACGGAGAAAACCATGCTGATTACTGATAGCCAATTATCAAAAATTAAATACGCATTAGTTTTAGCGCGATATTTTTGTGATGAACATGAAAACGGATTAGATCAAATACAAAATGAATTGGATTATCAAACTTACCACGATGCAATAAAAACTATTCTTGAAATTGAGGCTAACCATGTTGAAAACATTGCTTGAACTTATTGCCGGTTTTATATGCTTTCTGGTTATGTATGCTTATTTTGTACTATTACTTTCTTTATAACATAGGGGATTATTATGGTTGCTTTTCATTCAGACGGTAAAAATTGCGTAAAGGCCTATTTACATGGCACAACAGACTGGCAACTTATCGACGATAAAGGTAATGAACGATGGTATAGCGTTTGGTCTAATGACGTTAAAGGTTCTCTGCATAGGGCATTTAATAGTTTTTTAGGTAAAGAAGTTAAGAAAAATGAAATAGCAGGTATGGCAGACAAAATGCCAATCTAAGACGTTTTTTCTAATCAGGCTAGTCTGGTATAGGCTAGCCTTTTTTATCGCCTTAAACGGCGTTTAAATCAATTTATAGGGGATATTATGGGTAAGCTTAAAGAATCAATCATAGTTGCGGATGAACATAACGATTTTGTCATTGACCCAACTATTGATCTGCAGCAAATAATCGAATGCTTAATTGATGGCGCAGTTGCTTTCACTATGCTCTCGAATCATTGTCCGGTTGACGAAAAGCATTACTTTTTAAATAAACGCGATCAATTGACTAATTCTGCTGCTGTTTTAACATCACTGCTTTAAAGCCTCTCTAAGCCGTTTTCAGGGTGGGATGGTATCTTTCCATTCCCATGCCTGATTTATCAGTCCTACGCGCCCGTATGCGCGTTTAAACCCTACTCTGGAGGATTCATGTCCACTCCTAAGAAACTCTACGCTGTCACTCCGCTGGAGCATCCGGACGCGCAGCCAAGCGCGAGACCCTTTTCTAAAAAGCAGCAAGCAGAGAAACCCGTATCAATCCTAGATCAGAACTTTACTTACACAAGCGCAGCAGGTACAGACTTGCGAGCAAGATTCAAAGCTATGGGATTCAAAGTACCAAAGGTAAAAAGAGTTAGGTAATTGTTACTGCTTAATTTTTAAGCACCTATTATATGTTTTTATATAGAGATAAAGAAAATAGTCGATAGTTCTTTGTATAAAGAACTATTCATAGACTTTATATATATCAAGAACCATGCCAGATCAAAGTTATCCACAGGTTATCCACAGATAGATGGTTCCTATTGCTATCTACAAACCCATAATTATTATTCATAGACAATAATCTGATAATCAATTACATTGCGTTTGCATCATCTTTTTAAATTACAACTTAGGAGGAATTATGAAATACCTATTTGCATTATGGCTGGCTGTTACTGCCCCACTTGTGTACGCATCTTGCACCTATCACACCTATTGCGATCAGCAAGGAAGGTGCGTCAATTGTTCTACTTGTTGTTACGGTAACAACTGCACAACTAACTGCTACTAAACTAGACAACCCTAAAGGGAGATTAGGAATGACATATTTAAAAGACATTAAGGTGTGTGTTGATTGCACCTTTTTCGGTACACCTCACGGTCAACGTGACCGCTGCATAAACCCCAAGCTAACCAGTATTGACCTAGTGACAGGCAAGGAAGAATACCCCTATTGCTATTCAGAAAGACGCACACAATTGCCTAACCATTGTGGCGAGAAAGCAATCTTCTTTCATGCTGACGTTGATGCCGAACGTACCCGCATGGAGCGTTTAAACGAGCTTGAGGAGGCCATGCGTGAAGCCCCTACCCTATAGCCCCCAAGACCTTGATCGCACGATAGCGAAGCTTACGGCAGTCCTAGAGGATGAATTCGGTGATGACCTAGCAGGATGGGGAGCTGCCACTCTAATATTACTGACAACGATCATAGATATGACGGGTGTGGATAGACAAGAGATTGCCAATCACATATTGCAACCAACTATCAGGGGGGATTTGCAATGACTGAAAAGGACATTGTGCGATTAGCAGAAGAAGCAGGGTTATGGCTGCATACCGATAGAAAGTATGAAGCTGTAGAGAAGTTTGCAAAGCTAGTTGCAGCAGAAGAACGTGAAGCTTGTGCAAAGGTGGCAGAACTCTTTGAGCCAGATGAAAAGCTAGATTACATTGAATATGCCAGCACAGTTATACGCGCAATAGGTTTAGAAAAGTTGAACAAAGAAGCAGAACAAAACGGAGAACAATTATGACTAGCGTAAACACAGATGATTTTGCACCAGAGATACGTAATGCAGCATGGTGGTCAGGGGATTCCAGACTAGCAGCTAATGGTAGAGCAGCAGACGCTATTCTTGTTAAGCAGGGAAAGAAGCAGCCGCCTGATCTATCTGAAGTGGAAGAAGTCCAGATGGGTAAAGTGATGGAGCCAACCATTGCCAGACTATTCCAAGACAAGCATAGGATTGAACTGAAGGATGCTGACTATGTTTTATCGCATAAAACTGAGCCGTGGCTTAAGTCTCACTTTGATTACATCTCAGCAGATGGACGAATACTCGTTGAATGTAAAAACTACAACGCTGGCGTTCTGTCTAAGTTCGACGAAGAAACAAATATGGTTCCTGTTCCTGATATGGCGCAACTCATACACGAAGCTGCCTGTCATAACGTGGATGAGATTTATCTTGCAGTCCTCTTTGGTGGACAGAAGTTCAGAACATTCCACTTCAGTATCACGCAGGAGATGAAGGATGAGCTTGTTCAAGCGATGGCAAAGTTTTGGGGCATTGTCGTATCGAATGCCGAGCCGCAAGCTAGTGATGTTGAGTCCACCAAGCTTATCTGGCCTATTTCGAGTGAGGAGACGGCAACTGCAACTGGTGCGGTGGAACAGGCTTGTATTGTTCTTCAAGAGTACAAGGCACGTATCAAACTCCTTGAGACAGAAGCAGAGAAGGTTGAGGTTGCGATACGGGAATACATGGGTGCGAAAGGTTCGCTGGTTAGCGTGGATGGAAAGACGCTTGTGACGTGGCGTAACTCTAAACCTAGTAAGAAGTTTGCGTCTGATTTGTTTCAGCAAGCTATGCCTGATGTTTACCAAAAGTTCGTAATTGAAATGCCGGGTTCACGTAGGTTCTTACTTAAATAAGGGGATGAGATGAGTAACTTAGTTCCAATTGCAGATATAGAGCGCATGGCAATGGCAATTGCTAAATCAAATTTATTCGGTGTTAAAACAGCAGACGAAGCTATGGCACTAATGCTGATTGCACAAGCAGAAGGCTATCACCCTGCATTGGCAGCAAGGGATTACCACATTGTGCAGGGAAGGCCAACTTTACGCGCAGACAGTATGCTTGCTCGTTTCCAAGGTGCTGGCGGCAAAGTGGAGTGGAAGGATTACACAGATGAAAAAGTTACTGGAGTTTTTTCACATCCGAACGGTGGGAGCCTCAGTGTTACTTGGACTATTGAGATGGGAAAGAATATCGGGTTGGTTAAACCGGGGAGTGGCTGGCATAAGTATCCTAGAGCCATGCTCAGAGCTAGAACTATCTCAGAGGGTATCAGAGCCGTTTATCCGGGATGCGTGGCTGGCACATATACGCCGGAAGAAGTCTCTGATTTTGATTCGCCAAAACCCCAACCTGAAATCAATATGGGTTCGGCAGAAGTCATTGTTGAGGAAATAAAGAAAGCGAAAGAAAGAAAAGAAGGTGAGACTTTTTTGCCGCTATATGTTCCGGGGATAGAGGAGCCGTTCAGCGAGTCCACGGATTTAGCAGAGTGGGAGATATCTTTTCACGACATGGTTCACAAAATAAAGGCAAGCCAAAAGCTTAGCGATGACACCAAGCGCGACAAACTAAAGATGCTTAAAGATGCAAACGGTGAAGTTATAGACAAGCTAGACGCACCTACGAAGATGAAAGTAATGGCGGCTGCTAATTCTCTGGAGGAAGTATGAAGAACCACAACGAACGCCCCGGCAAGGGAGTGTTATTTACTAACGACAAACGCAAGACAGACACGCAACCACACCTTAAAGGTGGCTTCACTGCTGACAGAGACATCAAGGCAGGTGAGTGGGTAAAGCTTGCAGGATGGCGTAAACCTACTCCAGTAGGTGAGCTTATAAGTTTAGCGCAGGATAACTTCATGCCTGATCCAAACTACAAGAAACCTACTGAGGGCAGCACAGTACGTGAGTACAGCCCGAATAGAGACGAAGAAATCCCATTCTGATGGCAGCTAGTCGCTCACCCACACAACGCAGCTTGGAATACTTGCGAGAGCTTGGATACCACTGCGAGATTGTAGAGAAGTGGAATTCCTTTACTAAGCAGAGAAAGGATTTGTGGGGGTGGTGCGACATTCTCGCTATCCGCAAGGATGAAGTGTTAGCGGTACAGGTAACGGCTTCTGCTGTTGCTGACCGTATAAAGAAAATTCAAGATTCAACCACGATTGCGCTAGTCAGAGATGCTGGCATTAAGATTGAAGTACATGGCTGGCGTAAGAATAGCAAAGGTAGATACGTCATTAGAGTGGAGGATATATCGTGAATGCTGCAAATTTTGATAAATCTGAACGGTTGCAGAAAGTAGCAAATCTTTTGGGGCGGGGAGGGGAATACACAACGCTAGATATTATCCAGAAGGCAGGAGTGTGTGCAGTCAA